GATGTCATTTGTATCTTTAAAATATGCTGTGTGATTACCTACAAGAGAATGAACTGTGACACCCATGTCTCTTAACTTATTCCAGTATTCTGTCTTACTCCAGTTTGCTGCCCAAAGATCTAGAGTCCTACGATTATCATAGGTATCTCCTAAATCCAATACCGTGTCGATTTCGCGTTTTTTTAGGGTAGGAAAGAATACATTTGTGTAGAATTTATTAAAATAGTCATGGAATATACGACTAGATTTTCTCGCACCAAAGTGTTGATCTGTTATTATTGCTATCTTCATCTAGACCTCTGTAATGGTGGGATGCTTGACATACCCATGCCAAAAAAATTTAATGTCAATCTTGGTTTACTGCCAAAAGTTTTAACTCCATGATGAGTCTTACTACTAAACAAAACAAATCTGTTGTAGACATTCTCTATGGTAACTGTCTCAGTATACTGTTCCATCATAGCATCAAATGCCTGATCGTATTCTTCATCTGAGATTTGTTCCCCAAGGTAATGTGATTGTTTAATTTGCAATTCTTTTATGTATTGTAATGAGTATCCTTTTTTTGCTTGATAGATTGAAGTTCCTGTATCAGGTTCTGGATTCTTTGACAAGTATACTATACCCCCGAACCATGTGTCAATGTCTTGATGTACCCATCCACGATTTCTTTTACTATACTTGTCTTCAAAGGGTCTGATGTTTTGGAAATGTGATTGTAAACTCCAAGTCTCAGGGCAACTATCATGAAATAGATTATGTATTTTTTGTCCGAAGTATGTAAAGAAGCGATGGTTTTCAATGTGTAATTGTTTTGTTCTAGTGCCAGGCCAGTTGCCTGTATCTGGTGCATAATATTTCATTCCTTCTGCCATTTCTACTATGGCATCTGGATCATCAAAAAAATTATCAATAATGGTTGTAGGATATGTCACTTAATTTTTATCTGAACGTTCTCCTTAATTGTATTATAGTCTGAGGAACCTGACTTGTCATCTGTATGGAAGGCAACCTCATAACCAGACTTGTCTAGTATCTTATTTTTTATTTCAAGTTGACGTTTTTCTTTTTGTATACGTCTCAAGAATGCATAGTAAATGATTTGAGTAAAGTAAGCAAAAGGGTTGTTTGATTTATCTGGATTGAAGTTTTCAATATACTGCACGCAATTCTCTATGCCATCACAGATCATGTCCTCACGGAACATGTAGTTGACAAAATTTGGTTTATATGATAGATGTGTAGCAATCTTTAAAAAACATTCTCCAATATAATTACTGATTGGTGGTCTCGGTTCACCCGCTTCCTTTGCAGCAGCACACTTGGTTTTGAATACAACAAGTGCTTCAAGAAATTCTTTATTGTTTACATAATGCTCACTCTGTACCCTTTTTCTCTTCATTCTTTTGTTTCGTATACTATATTTTATAACAAATTCCACACAATGTCAATGGGGGCTTGACAACATGTGGAAATACCATTACAATATGAGTGTGCGATTTCAAGACAGATATAGCTACTCTTTATTCAACTTAAATACTTTCTCTAGAACCTCTCTTGCTTCCTCTACAGTAGAGATTCTACCCGACTGTCCTTCTGGTATAAAATCACAGTTCAGTTTACGTAGAGACATGTGGTAAAATACTTGTACTTCAGAATCCACTTCTACGATTGTAATAATTTTATCTTTAGGTATAACAAATTGTTCTTCTTTAGAGAACTTCATCCAAGGTTGTACTTTTGCACCCGCCTTGTTTCCTTGTAGAATAACTTCTTCTACCTCAATAGGATTATCTACAATAAGATAGTCTCCATTATCATCATGAACTGATGTCACCATGGAGAGTAGTTCTTCTCCAGATACCAATTTGATTGCTGCTAGAAATTCGGTTTTATCCATGACTCTCCTTGATTGGGACATCAATGAATTCATAATCAAAGTTTTCTTCATTGTATATTTTGACTCTTTCAACCAGATGATTTAATGTATAATTGTTTTTACGACCCTTAGACATATCATCTGCTATGTCATACAGAGTTGCTTTTGTTTTGTTTACGCTAGTTCTAAGAACCCTACCAATTGATTGTAAGTTTCTTATTTTGCTTTTGCTAGGCGATGCAAAGACAACATTATGTAGATTCCGAATATTAATACCAGTGCTGAAAGTCCCATAAGACGCTACTATAATTGAATCAGTTGTAGTCTCTGCGATCTGTCTTGCCTGTTCACGGTCTTCAGTATCTATACCACCATGTACGAGAAAGACTTTACGGTTATCCCCTACCTTGTTATTTATCAATTCAAAAAGGGGCATCCCATGCCGTTCAACGTAGTTGAACAGGACGAGTGTGTTTCCAGACAAGTCACAAACTAGGTTACGTATAAATTTATTTCTATTACTATGCTCTACAAGATAATCCATTTCCTCTTGGTAGGTATCAAAAGGTTTTTTCTTATGCTTGAGAATCAATACCTTAATTTGAAACTTAGAGAGATGACCGTCTCTGATAAGGGTCTCGGTTCTTGTAACCTTATTGACACTACCAAAGACTCCTTCGAGTACAAGTCTGTTAGTCTCGGTTCCATCGAGGGTGCCAGTAAAACCAACGCGATACTTACAATCATACAATTTATTCATAATACTAGTTAAAGACTTTGCTTTAAACAAGTGTGCTTCATCTCCTATGATTGCACCGAATTTTGCAAAGTATTGTCTAGGCAGTTTGTATACTGACTGCCATGTGGTTATTGTCACATCTTTGTCAGTATCTGGTTCTGTTCCTGCATAAACTTTGTGGCAATGCTCTTTGGCATTCCACCCATAGTCTTGAAAGTCTTTATACATCTGCTCTACTAGAGATGTAGTAGGAACTACTATGAGAGTTCTTAGATTTTTTGCTTCCCAGAATCTAGTCAATGCGTATATCATTAACGACTTACCAGATCCAGTAGGTGATAGTAGTAGCTTTCTTTTATTTCTTAGTGCTTCATAAATTCCTTTGTATTGATAGTCCCTGACTTTATGTGGTAATTTAAGTGACTTAACATAGTCTCCTACTCCTTCGGGAGTAATGAATTCATCCACCTCTGATGGAAGACCATAGAATTCATTGTCTCTATGGATAACCTCATACCCTTTTTCTTTGCAGAAAGCAGTAATATAAGGGAAAAGACCAACATAAATCTCACCTGTAGCAGGACTGAAGAGTTTGATTTTTCCATCCCAATACCTCTTTTTGTATGCCGACATAAATTTTGCCTGTGGCACCTCAAAGGTAAAGTGATCTGCTAGTTCATGTTGAACGTGAGGTTCGCAATGTACTGTTAGATATACTTCGTTCTTCTTCTGTATAACAACGTTAGATTTCATATCCCTTAAGGAACTTGGCAAACTCAACCGCATTCTTTATATGGAATGAACGGTTATTGATTGACGTGAGGATGGTTTTAATTGATTCAACCATCTGGTTTAAATACTTTGCCTTAAGGACACTCTTTTGATATTCTTGATCCGCTTCCAGATATATTGCTACATCTGTTTTGATCAGTTTCATTGGAAAAGGTTTTTCCGATTTGCCTGTGTAGTATTCCCACCTGTCACGGTAAGTACGCTTTACTTCTAACTCTGCCTGATCCCGAAGGGTAGTAAAGTTATTGTAAAGTCTTAAATATTTAGCATGTAATTTGGGGATCGCTAGAGAGTCATGATCTAATTTTTCATCATTTAGTTGTGAGTCTTTCTCCCACATGTCATTCAAAGTTTCTAGATTCATACTTTATTTTGATTCTTATCTGTGATCTCGTATATAGTATACTTGAAATTGACCTCTGCTGTAAAGTAGTTGATGTCAGTTGCTGACGCATCAAACTCCAGTGTAGTCAATGATGTTGGAAATATATTGTAAAAATTTATATTGGCAATAGTGTTGTAGTTGCTATTTAAAATTAGTAAACGAGCATCACTCATGGTTTTTTCAAACTCACTAGTCCTACCTTTCTCGTCTACTTGACTAATGTATTTGTAAAACTCATCTTGATGTTTAGGATTTGTAAGACCTTTTAACCACTTGTATATTTCATAGTAATTGTCTAGGTCTTCATTAACTAAAAATCTTAAATTGAGATCAC